CAGTATTCGGCGATGATGTTGCCATTGACAACTACTCGAAAATTTCGAGATATAGATCGAGTCCCGTATACAGCCTTTTCAAACCATGCCCATTTGTTATCAACCATGTCAGGGTTTCGGCAATCTTTATCCGTATCAAAATCATCCAGGTTGACTTTGTCAGGGCGGTATTCCTCGTTCTTGAGACCCCTGGGGGACTCTCCAGCTCCAACTCCTAGAAAAGAAACACCACTCTTCGTTATGAAGAAATCATCTTTCCATTCGCCATGTGATTGCTGAACTCCATAGTCGTTGATAATTCGCTGGTTATTTTCAAAGTTGAGTTTGTAGGGTTTGAGTAACCTTGTAGCATCGTCATGGTTGTTGCTTACCATCAAAAGGGACTTCAAGCTTTTATCTGCTAAAGCAAGATAGAAGTCTTCCATCATAGTCCTGGAAGACTTTGCTAGTTCCCGTGACCAAGCTCTCACCTCATACCATTCAGGGTTAGCAATAATTCTCTTGGTAGCCCTTTTGTGAAAATTTGCTGGCTCCGCATAGCAGTAGTTCGGAAAATAGTATTTAAACCACCTTTCAGGGTTCCATTCTAATTTGGCGATACGTGCAAGCTGCTCTTCTTTGGTTTCATTCAAGTCAATGACAGTAGACCTTCGTAAGGTCTTGATGTACTTCTCCCAATCAAGCAGTGCCTTATTATCTTCAGCCTTGCTCATAACTTGGATTTAATGAAGGAATCCACATAGTCGGCGAGTTCTTGGGCTTTTGGCAAATCAACCTTTCGAACAAATTCCAGTAGTTGAGTACAAGAGTGAATTATCTCTGGCAGGTTGGCCTCTGTCTCTAGTTCCTTGATGTCCTTTACCAGCTTTCGCCTGACATCCCCTAGTTTAGAGTCTGCATATCTTTCTCCTTCGGGTTTTCTTTTGATTGCGTCATTGATCTCAGTTAGCTCTTCCAGAAGATTGCCCATTTGCTCCTCTCGAGTAAGAAAAATGTTCTTTTGAAGCTTATCCCACTTTCCCTCTTTGAACCATGTGTTCATGGTGGTTTTCGACACCTTTACCTTAGCTGCAGCGTCCTTTTGAGAGTACCGCTGTTTCGTGATTAGAAGCTTTGCCCAATCCTTTTTTTGATTGTAAGTAAGACCTGCATTCTTAGCCATATAAGACCAAAGTTGTCGGCAATCGCTCCGCTCTAAAAATTGTATTGGTCTAATGGTCTGGTAACTCGGATAATTTGTCCAGGATATCTACCTACCTGTAAAAACCAATTTTTCGAGGCCGTAAAAGCACTTTTAGTTTGTGATGAATCTGAAATCGCAAATGAAGCAAAGTAGTAAACGATTTGTATTTTCCTCAGAAGCTCTGAACTCGAAGAAGTTTAGGGTTAAGTCCTCTGGTGTGGACGTGAGCCAGTATAACCTGAACCCGCAGCTACTGTGGATGCACACCAGGCCTGAAGGTAAGAAGGATGATACGCTGCCTCTTGGTAATGGGATAAACCTAAAGCTAGATGAGGACGGCAAATGGCGATTTACTCCTGCTTTTGATGATACCGATGACTTTGCCATGAAGATCTACAACAAGGTAGAAAATGGCACCCTTAGAATGTGCTCTGCCGGACTAGGCAAGCCCTGGGAGTTTGAGGAAATAGACGGGGAAATCTGGTTGACAAAATCCCGCTTGGTAGAGATCAGCATTTGCGACACTGGATCTAATGATGAGGCACTAGCCTCTGAGATTGAGCTGTATGATGAGGAAGATCAGCGGATCAACCTTACAGCCTCTCACATCAAAACCTTGATTCCAAAAACAAATATCGATATGTCAAAAATTACACTTGATGCCGCAAAGGCACTCAATATGGTTGAGCTTACGGAAGGTTCAACGGGCGAAGAGTTCCTCGGCAAAGTTGAGGAAGCGATCCAGCTCACCAAGACTCAGAAGAACCAAATTGTAACGCTCACCAAAGAGCGTGATGAAGCCTTGGAAGCAAAGGAAAGTGCTGAGGGAGAAGTGAAGAAACTTAAGGCTTCCAATGAAGACGCTGAGCTGATTAAGCTGGTGGATGAGGCTGAGAAAGTAGGTAAGATCTTACCAGAGACCCGAAAGAAGATCCTCGGAGAAGAAGAAGGATCGGAGAAGATGTCTTTGGCTCATGCCAAGGCCATGCTGGACTTGCTTCCCGCCACCAAAACTGCCGAGCAGACGCTCACAGAAGAAGGCATCAAGGGAGATGAATTCTTAAAATCGGTCAAGGATAAGACCTATGCAGAGCTTAACGCTAGCGAGCAACTTATTGAATTGAAGGCAAAGCACCCTGAAGTTTTCAAGCAGAAGTATAAGGAGCATTTTGGTAAGGATTACATCAAAGCCTAAACCACAATACAATTTTTAAAACCCTTTTAAATAGCAAATCATGACACTAATAAGTGATAAAAGCGTAAGCTGGCCGGATGGCGAGATTGACCGACAGGTGCCAGTGCAAGATGGAGATACTGGAGCATATGCCTTGCAAGTGTGGAACACCAAGACCATCGTCGACCTTAGTCCAACACAGGACGCTCAAGTCAATCTGACTATCGATGCAGAGCTTCGAGATGGCTCTGAATTGATTCTCAATATCAATCAAGATGCAGTCGGTAGAGCAGTGAGCTTTGATAGCAACATTGAAGGAGACAACCTAGCAGGTGCGGCAAATGATCGAGACACTGTGTACCTGGTGTATAATAAGGATGCTGGAACCTTTAGGATAGTTAGTAACCACAAAACGGTTGATGCTTAAAGCTCCTTACCTGAACTGATTTAAAAAACCTTTTACATATACAATGATGAAATTTATTAACTGGTTAAATGTACTCTACAACCTAGTGATGGCCCTTTTTGTGGGCGTTGCTGTGCAAGCCGCAACAGCCGGATATTTTGATGCTGTCACGGTGGCCACTGGGATTTTCCTACTAGGGATCACCTACTCTCTATATACCAGGTATGGCCGACGTAATTTAAAAGGGCTTCTTTTCGAAGGACTGCAACGTGAGGTCTGGTCCGACCACATAGAGGGGGAAATATTCAGAAACAACAACTTTATGAACCATTGCCACAAAGTCAGCGACTCGGAAATCATAACAGGCTCTCGAGGCAAAGGAAGAATCGTCCACATCCAACAAAGTGGTGGAAGCGGTAAAGTAGTAAAGAACAGAAAGATACTACCTGCACCGATTAGCGAACGAAAAGACTCTGATGTTATCTATATTCTGGATGACTACTCAACAGATGTAAAGCTTATCTCCTTTACTGCCGAGAAGGAGCTTTCAGCAAACTACAGATCCTCTGTGATCGGTGAAGAGCAGGACAGCCTTAATCAGGAAGTTGCTGAGAATATGATTATCAATTGGTTGAAAAGTCCAGTATACGGCACGTATGGAGCAACAAGCCTTCCTGCTGACAATATCAAACTGTCCAGCGGAGCTGATGGATCCAATAACAATCCTTTGAAGAACGCAGCCAGGAAACTTAGTACGATCGATGATCTTCAAAAGATGAGACAGTACTTCCTTGAAATAGACCGATGGTTCGAAGGCAAGATGTACGCCCTCCTAAGCCCTCAGCAAGAGGTCGAGATGTTTCCTGCTAACAGCCAAATCACTGCCACTTATATGAGAGGTGTGACCGAAGAGGAATTCCGAAATGGAGTGATGTATAAAGCGCAAGGCTGGAAGCTAATGACCCGAAGCTCTGTGGTCAACCTGGCTACAGATGGAACGATTAAAGTCCCAGGTGAGGCTTTGTTGGCGACCGATGATGCGGCATCTCTTTTCTGGTATGAAAATGCTGTTGAGTGTGCAATGGGAGGAACCTATCCATTCAACGAAAACGGAGTGCCTGAATACTTTGGGGATACCTTCTCTTTCATCACTTATGCAGGTGGTAGAGCTAGAAGGTCTGACTACAAAGGAGTGGCCTTACTGAAGCAAGCAAAAGTTTAAAGAAACGTTTATCTGCGCTAAAATCAAGGGTGGACGGCTTACATCTGAATCCTCCCTCTGCCTGAGGTGATTGACCTGAAGCCCTTTGATTTTTCAAAAAGTAACGAATGGATTGGATAACGATTTTAGGTGTATTTCTTGGTAGCTCACTGCTTTCGACTTTGTCGACCTTGCTGCTGACTCGAAAGCTCCGAGAGGCGCAACGTCAGAAGCTAGAAACTGAGGTAAGTGAAACGACTGCCAACATCTACAGCAAACTGGTAAAGGATCTAAATGATCAGCTATCAGACTATCGTCAAAAGTATTCGGATCTATCAGCTGAATTTGATCAAGAAGTGAACAGGCTTAAAAAGACCATTACCGAGTTGCGGACACTGAATGAAGAGCTTAACAAAGAGCTTGCTTTTTTAAAAGAAACTAACGGACACTGATGAAGCCCATAGTAGCCAACATACCCGCTGCCAAGCAAACTGGAATCAAGCAGGAGCCTAAAGTAAAGCTCATTCATGCGATGGGTCAATATATCGACTTTGAGAATGGTGAGGATTGTCATGCAAAATATTTGCTCGACATGTACGGCTTGTCTGCTCATTTTCTAATTGATCCTTCCGGGGTAATTATTCAATGCCTGGACATTGAGATGATGGGTGCTCATGCTAAAGGACACAACCGGGGTACGGTTGGAATTGAGTTCCTTGTCCCTGGCCTACATACATTGGCGACCCTCTACGATGCGATAAAAACGGGCTGGGTAACCAAGGCTGCTTTCGAGGCAGGTGTTGAATTGTGCGCCTGGCTGGATCTGGAAGGAGTAACCGAATGGGGCCGTCACGACTGCCTTGATCCCGCGAGGAAGAAAGATCCAGGAGAAGGGTTTCCCTATGACCGTTTGCAGAGCGCTACTAAACTACGAGTTGAACAATTATCATGTTAAAAAAAGTAGTCGATAAGATATTTGGTGGCGAAGGTGGAATCCTTAAAGGGATCACTGCTACCGCAGAGAAGTTCTTTGGATCCAAAGAACAAGCCCATCAATTTGAAATGGAAGTTGGGCGGTTTCTCCATCAAAAAGAGCTGGAAGCTAACGCCCATGCCTTAGAGGTGGAGCAGGAATTCAATCAGAAGATTAAAGACCTTGAAGGGACTGCCAACGACCTGAAAAGCTTTGGATGGGTTGGGATGATCATCGTTTTTCTGCGAGGTGCCTTCAGGCCACTGGTCAGCTATGGAATGGCCTGGGTAAATATTATGGTTTTCTCCAGGCAGTGGAAACTACCTGAGGATGAGCAGGTGGTGTCGGCTTTTTGGATTATCAACCTGGTAATCTTCGTCTTTTACTTCGGTGAAAGAGCTATCAAGAATGTAATTCCTATCCTGGCTATGTATTTCGGCAAGCCGATCAAGCCCGAATAATTCATTTAAAACCTTTTTAAATACCCTTTCAAAATGGAAGACAAAAGAACCAGAGAAGAAAAAAACAAAGAGATTTTCAGAGTCTATCCGTCTGTCGATCTCATTGCAGTGACCTCCGATGACAAAGCATTTATTGACCTGGAGAAGGCACTATCGCACGGCGCTACTTTGAAAAATAGCGAGGTAAAACGGTATAAGCGCCCTGCCAGCGACGCTGTAAAAGACCTGGAGGCAGCAAAGGCCAAGGCTGAAAAGGAAGCTAAAATTTCGACGACAGCCAAAGCTAAGGAGCCTACTAAATCCGCAACGGCGAAGAAAAAGTAAAACGATTTTAGAACCTTAATTAATTACAATGGGACAAAAAGTTTTTGGAGTAACCTCCATTGAAATAGGCGACATCAATGCAGTTACTGGCCTTGGTGAGAACTATGCCTCAGTGGGCGATATCTATAAAGATACCGCCATGAATGAGGAAGATGAGCCAACATCGAATGACCACTTTGCCGAACTAAAGCGAGATCCAGTCATAACCGTAGTAGAAAATGGTGCCGAAACCTTAAGATTCGACATCATGGATGCAGGTGCTGATACTTTGGTGGCTCTACTTGGCGGTACTGTCACTGCTGTTGCAGGAAACCCAGATATCTGGAATAAGCCAACCAACCACACGAATATTGAGAAGGCTTTCAGAATCACAACCGATGATGGGACAGTTTTTGAATATAGACGGGTGAAAGTGATGGGACATAGAAATTTGGAACCCACTCGAAAAGGTATTTTCCTTACCAAGATTGTCGGTAGGATTCTAACTCCGCTAATTGCAGATGTTCCACCAGTAAGTATCACGGACAACATAGTCACAAATCCATAATGGATGGAAGAAAATCTGAATAAGGAGGCCTTAGCGGCTGAGCACTTATTGCATCGAGGAGTACGTATGAAGATGCGTACTCCTTTTTTCTTAAGGTGGTTTGGCATAAAGACCCTTGGTCTGACGGTCAGATCTCCCTATGAGGGGACGATGCATCGAGTCGCAGCATATTACCTGTCTACGGGTCTAAAGGAGGCGCAACTGGTGGACATCAGTCATGAAGAAGCACTGGCGCTATGGGTCACTCACGGCAAGAGCATGTGCAAGGCCATTGCCTGTGCCTGGCTGAATGGGTACTGGAGTGGTTTGCTGCTGACAAAGCCGCTGGCTTCTTACATTCTATGGCACTGCAGGCCAAAAGAAATTTTTGGCATCGTGACCATGCTGCTGCTTTATGGTGGCACTGCGGATTTTATAAATACTACCAGATCGGTTCGGATGATGAAGATGACGAGCCCGAAACTGGGTCAGGAGACACAGGGGAGTTAATACAAACGGGCATGCATAGCCCCTGGGGGACGATCTACCAGATCGTGAAAGAAACGGGTTGGAGCTGGCACTATGTGCTATGGAAAGTAAGCAGGCTAAATATTATGTTGATGATGGCCGACCGACCAGGATTTAGACGAGGCAAGAAAGTAAAACGAGTTTCCAGCCAGGATATGGCGGCGCACTACCGAGCGAAATACGGAAGTAAGCAATAGAAGGCATGTCAGATTTTGACCCGATAAATATTGATTTTGTCCTGAATAGCCCTCAGGTAAAGAAAGACAGTCAGCAGATCAAGGCGGATATTACTGGCGCGGATGCCTCTGCGCAAAAGTCTGCTCAGAAGGTTGGTGAAACGGTCAAGCGGGTCTATGATCAAAACGTCAAAGAGGTCAATGAATACACTGCTGCGGTTACGGCCAGCCGAGCAGCTCTACGAGCTAGCACCGCGCAGGTGGGGCGCTCTTCTTCAGGATTCAACACACTCAATCATTCCATCAATCAGATATCCCGAGAACTTCCGGCTTTTGCTGTCTCCGCACAGATCGGTATTCTGGCCCTTTCTAATAACATCCCAATCTTGGCGGATGAAATCAAAAAACTAAAGCTGCAAAATGATCAACTCATTGCCAGCGGTCAGAAAGGAGGGCCTGTATGGAAGACGATCGCCAAGGGGATCTTCTCCTGGCAGACTGCCTTGTCACTTGGCATTACCGTACTCACAATCTACGGGCGAGAATTTGGGGCTTTCGTTCAGAAGCTTTTACAAGGTGGCAAATCCATCGATGAAGTCAAGGCAAAGCAGGAAGCTCTAAATGCCTCCATGCAGTCCTCCGATTATAAGAAAGCACTGCAAAATCAATTTGAGCTGAGCAACAATTTCCAGCTAGTAAAGGAGGGCGCGCTCGATGCTGACAAAGCGCTGGAGACCTACAACAAAACGATGGGTAAAGTGGTGGGCGAGGCTAAAAACCTGAATGAGGCGGAGCAGCTTTTTGTGGCTAACTCCGACCAATACGTTCAGGCGCTACTCTACCGAGAGGCCGCGAAGATCCGAGCGCAAAAGAATGCGGAGAAATTGGTGGAGTTTGCGGAGAAGGAGCGAAAGATGGAGGTAGACCTGGCTAAAGCTCGTGAGGGCGTTGACGCGAATGCTCGCTATGAAATACAGAATACCCAACGGGAAAGGGTAAAGAATGCCCTGGAGCGCCTGAACATCCTAAGAAAAGAGCGCCAGGAGTTTCTTAGGGTCAACAACTCTATTTTCAAAGAATTTAAGCGTAAGGAGCTGGCGTTTGGCTTTGATTTTGACGCATCGGGAGCCAGTACCCGAAAAGCTGTTTCTAATCGCCAGGCGCTACTGGATAGAATTGCATCCCTGGACAAAGAATATGCCCGAAAGCGTCTCAGCTCCGACGAAGAGGAGATCCAGGCCCTAAAAGACAAGTTTGCTATGGTGCGATTGCTGGTGGATCGATTTAACAATGATCCAGCTAACAGGGGTGCAGCCATCGCCCTCGGTGGTCTTAACCTGACTGAAGAGCGCGCATTGAATGACCTTCGCTTTAGACACGAGACGAAAGCCCTGGCTGAATCTATCGAAGAGCAACGGGATATCTATCGGGACTATGAAGCTTTCAGGCTTCAATTTGGTAAAGAGGCCGCCGACGAACGGTTTGCTAACGAGCGCGCTGCTTTTGAGAGCTATTCGGACTTTTTGAAGTCCAAGCTAGATGAAAATAAGACGGCTTTGGACGCTGTGGCGGCTGGTACCGCGACGGGAGGACAAGCAGAACGCGTGGAGCTGCTGCAAGCTGCTTCCCAGGATGAAGCTAATAACCAGCAGGAAAAGTTTGATCGTCTTATCGCTCAGCTTCGCACCTTTCATGAGCACCGACTGCTGATCGAAGAACAGTATGAAGTCAAGGCCAGAGAGCTAAGAGAGAGCTACGAAGGCGAAGATCTGGAGACCAGACTGGAGGTGCTCAGGTCTCAGAAAGACAAAGAGCTCAATGAGCTGAATGAGGCCGCATTCAAAGAGAGTGAGCTTTATCAAGACTTGAATCAGCGCATCCTGGACATGACCCGCAACCAAATCCAGGAGCACCTTGATTTGTTGAAAAATGCGCTAAACAATGGCTTCTTTACTGCCGCTGATGGCGCGATATTCAATTTTACTGAGCGCCAGATAGAACAACTCCAAAGTGTAATTGGAGAGTTGGAAACAATAGCCAGGGATAGTGGCGGACTATCAAAAGCAGGGGAAGCTTTTGGTGATATTGCTGGAGCGCTTTACAATCTTGCTGATGGGTTT